GACATGATACACCTGTGCAAGGGGTACGCTTTGACGCCGCCGAAGTCCGCGAGAGGCAAGGTCGTGCCGATAATCCCCCAGTTGGGCACCGTCGTGCACCGGTATCTGGAGGCCACGGAGAATATCATCCCGAACCCGTACAACCTGATATTCAGGACGCGCGAGGGTATGCCGTTGGCCGCGTTGGATGACAGGGCCGGTTTCCGCGACCTCATGCGCAGGGCGGGCATACCCGACTACGAGAACCGGTACGGGCATGAATGCCGCAACTCCGTCGTATCGCTCCTGTTCCACATGAAGGTTGATCCCGGCATCATCCAACGCATCGTCGGCCATTCGAGCATAGCCATGAGCGAGCATTACCGCACTGTGCCCGTGGAGGATTTGATGCGAGGCATGGAGACGATAAGCGACGGGCTTGGCCTGAAACAGATCGAATGGAAGGCGTGAACTGGCGCGCCGAAACTTGCCGGCCATACAATGGAAGAGTAAGTTAATCACCTTGAATGTCCAGCGGAAGGAACGTTACGGAGGCGCACCATGACAAGCATATTCGACGTGGCCGCTTACGTGCTGGACAAGCTCGGCGTCATGACCACCATGAAGCTGGAAAAGCTCTGCTACTATTCACAGGCATGGTCCCTCGTATGGGATGAACGGCGTCTGTTCCCCGAGCGATTCGAGGCATGGGCCAACGGCCCGGTGTGCCCCGACCTATACCATGCGCACAAGGGCATGTTCAAGATCACGCGCGGCGATATTCACGGCGACCCGTCGAACATAGACGAAGACGGCACCAGCACCATAGACGCGGTGTTGAATGCCTACGGGAAAATGGGAGCCTACCAGCTCAGCGAGCTTACCCACAGCGAACGCCCGTGGAGGGATGCGCGAGGCGATCTCCCGCAGGGAGCCATCTGCAACACCGAGATAACTGAAGCGGCCATGGCCGAATACTATGGGAGCCTTACCGACTAGCGCCGTAAAGCCCCTGGCTTTAGCCATGGGGATATAAGGCGCTTTGTTTTTTTGGTGTTTGGGCGTGTATCGTCTTTCCGAATTTAATTAGATAGCCTCCTGCTGTATAATTGTTTTCGTGAGGTACAAAAGCAATCGGAACGTGGTGTACTCATGCAAATACCATGTCGTGTGGTGCCCGAAATACCGTCGCCGCGTCCTTGTGAACGGGGTTGATGAACGGTTGAAGGACATCATCCGCGAGGTATGCGCCGAGATACACGCGGACCTGATCGAGATGGAGGTCATGCCCGACCACGTGCATCTGCTCGTCGAGGTAGACCCCCAGTACGGGATACACCGGGCGGTGCGCCTGATCAAAGGCAGGTCATCCCGATTATTGCGTGGCGAATACCCGTGGCTGAAAAGCCGGCTGCCCACGCTGTGGACGAACTCGTACTTCGTGTCCACGGTGGGCGGCGCCCCGTTGAAGACCGTCAAACAGTACATAGAGAACCAGAAGCACGTGTAAGGAAAGGAGGTTCCCGCTCATGGTGGACATGGGATACCGGTTCCGCATCTACCCGAACCAGAGGCAGCGGCAGCTGATCGAACGCACGTTCGGCTGCACACGTTGGGTGTGGAACCATTTCCTCAACAAGCGTCAGATTGAATACGCGGAGACCGGCAGAAGCTCGCGCGCGTTCAGGCAGATGAAGGATTTGCCAAAACTCAAGGCCGCAAACCCGTGGCTCAGAGAGGTGGACTCCGTCAGCCTGCAGGCCGTCCTCCAGCATCTCGACCGCGCGTACGACAACTTCTACCGGCGCATCGCATCGAAGAAGAAAGGAGGATACAAAGGAACCGCCGGCTATCCGAGGTTCAAAGGCAAGCACGACAGACACCAGTCATACACGACTAAAAACGTCGGCCACACCGTGTATGTGGTGGACGACAAACACGTGCGCCTGCCCAAACTCGGCATGGTCAAAGCCAAGGTCAGTCGCCCCGTGACCGGCGTAGTCAAATCCGCGACCGTCAGCCGTAATCCCGCCGGTGAATACTACGTGACTATCAAATGCGCCGGCGTATGCCGGCATATGGAACCAGCTCCCGGAGAGTCGATTGGCATCGACCTCGGATTGAAGGACTACTGCATCACATCGGAGGAGGTGAAACATCCCAACCACCGGTATCTCAAGCAGAGCGAGAAACGACTGCGACGCGCAAAACGGAAACTGTCTCGAAAACCAAAGGGCGGTGCCAACCGTGAAAAACAGCGCATCAAAGTCGCCAAACTCGAGCAGAAGGTGGCGCGCCAGCGGCGCGACACGCTGGACAAACTGTCCACCATGCTCGTCCGCAGGCATCCGGTCATCTGTATGGAAACCCTCATGCCGAAGAACATGGTCAGGAACCACAAGCTTGCCAAGCACATCAGCGACGCGGCATGGGGCGAGTTCACGCGCATGCTCGACTACAAGGCCGACTGGTACGGTCGCAAGGTGGTCCACGTGGACAGGTTCTATCCGTCCAGCCAGCTCTGCCACGACTGCGGATACCTCAACCCGGAGGTCAAGAACCTCGATGTGCGCGAATGGACATGCCCGCAATGCGGCGTGTTCCACGACCGGGACATCAACGCGGCCCTTAATCTGCGCGGCGAAGGCTTGAGAATCCTCAACCAACTCGAACCAACCGCATAACACATAACTGAACAAAAGGTAGGGCGGGACACGTCCGAACCAAACGCTTGCGGAGACCCTGTAAGCCCTTCACGGACTCGAAGGCAACCGGTCGATGAAACAAGAATCCCCCGGCTTCAGCCGTGGGGAGTGTCAACGACTAGTGGGCCACCGCAGCAAAACCAAGAGCATCAAGGCTAAAACCCCGAGCTCTTCAAAACGTGTGCCCGCGCATCGCGTGGCGAAAAGCTATCATGTCCCCGAATCCGCCACGGAGATTCCCAAGGATTCCGTGAACCGTCGCATCGTATTCCGTTTCGACTGCGTTGACCTTGAGGCCGACTGTCCATGGTCGCTCGCGCACATGAGCGACGAGGAGCATCGACTGCTGCTGTTGAAGATGCGTGACTTCGAAAAGGCGACGGTGGGCGAGATCATTAGCCCCTCATATCAGGCGTTCACCTGCTACCCTGATTTCACCCAATGCCCCAACCAGACGCCACAGGACCGGCTGGCGAAATACTATGAACGCGAAGGCGATGCGTTGGCCCGGTTCCGCTTGGGCGGAACCGAACGCCTGTACGGTTTCCTTGTAGGCAATGAGTTTCATATACTCTGGTGGGACCCGAACCATGAGGTATGGCCCTCCACTAGGAAACACACCTGACCATCATATTGTAGTGGTATACAAAATGGTCCCGTCCTCCGATACAGGAGAACGGGACCATTAATGCCATTATGCTGTGGAATCAGGCACTGGCATGTCCAGCTAAAGGATATTCCCAGCCATGTCCGCTCTCATTGCCATAGACCAAGTATCCATCCGTTGACGGAAGATCAAACAGCACCTTGCCTTGAGCCTTCACCCCTTGGCCTATTATCTGGGGAAGCCGCTGATTTTCGGGTAGGCATGTGTAGGTTGTTATCTTTGAACTGGCTCCATCGAGATTGCCGTTCCACTGGGTGCCATCATTTTGAATATACGTCCAATAGCCGGGAGCGCCCAGTCCCAAAGGCCCATAGGAATCCGAATCAAAATCGGAAGTTGTTTCAACGGTGATGTCCAGAACGACGAAATGACCGTTTGCAGGGCTTGTTTCAGCTCCTTCGTAAGCCGGGACGCATGGTGCGTCAAGGGTTATGTTGGTTACGGTCCATGAAGCGAGTAGGGTTTTGTCTGCCTGACTCTTATAGATGCTGGCAGTGTCGCCTATTCGTTTGATGAGGTTGCCTCGGCTGCTTGTCTTGGGCTTCTCCGTTTGCTGAGGTTTTGCCTTTTCCGGTTTCTTGTAGTCCTTGGACGAGGCGGCTTCATCAGTATTATTGCGGATTGCTGTGTTCACGGCAACGGCAACTCCTACCGACAGCGCCACCACGACAATCGCCGCAACCAGAAGCTGCCACCATTTCAGGGTGACGGTACCCTTGCTTTCAGTCTTGTGCGATGGGGCCGGTACGGGTGGTTGTTCTGGTTCACTCATTTTTTGTCTCTTCTCTCCATTGGGGTTGGTGAGCTAATTGTATCCACGAACCGTGTTCCCTGATTGCAAGAAACACGGATAAGGTACATAATCATGCGGCCCGTACGGCAAGATTGTCATGCAGCCATCGCCGGTAGTCCAACAGGACGCCGACGGTGATGCCCAGTTCCTGCGCCATCGCGTAGGGTTCTCCCCCGTACAGGTCTTCCGCGCGCATGTATTCGATGGGATTAATCAGAGAGAACGCGGTCTCCTTGCGGGTGAGGCGTTCTTCTTTCTCCCGGCTCAGTAATCCGAGCCCGTCATCGAAGTGTTTTGCGTGGATAAGCTCATGCTGCAACGTGCATACCCGTTGTTCCATGCTCATGGTGGGGTCGATGTACGCGGTGCGGGTATCGGGATCGTATTCCCCGCACTGCGTCCCGTCGAACTCCTTATCCTCTATGAGGACTCCCATGTGTCGGGCCTCAATGGTGAGGTCAGTCCATGTTTTCACGCCCGGACTCCGCCTGCTTGTTCTCATCCCGATAAGCGGCCTTCTCCACCTGTATCTTCTTGCCTATGACCTTTTCGAGCTGGGACGCCACCGAGGCTGTCTCGGATACCGGCTGGCGCAATGTTTCCTTGGCGAGGCGAGCCAGTTCGATCATCAGCGAACGGCCGGTGGTGCCCGACAATGCGGCAAGAGCATCTACGTCGTTGGTGTCGATGGCCCTTTTGCCGTTGACCCTTTCGCTGACATACGCTTCGGTGAAACCGAGGTATTCAGCAATCTGACGCTGCTTTACCTTGTGCGCCTTCATGTACTTTTTATACTCCGTCGCAAATGCCAAGGCGAACGCAGACATTTCGCGGAAATCATTTGGATTAGCCATACTTAAATCTTAGCATATGCGATACGGCGTGTCTAGTCTTGACAGAAACTTGGCATATGCTAAGTTAATAGACATGAGCAGCACACAGAAACTAACAACAGCCGGTATTCGATACCGACTCTTCATCGCACAGAAAAGCCTCCGATGGCTTGCAGCGAAACTCGGATGGGATGTAAGCAAACTATCCCGCCGACTCGCCGGCCAGCCGGCCTTCAAAGTCGATGAATTGGACATGATCTGCGAAGCGCTCGGAGTCAGTTTCGAGGAACTGCTCACCATCCCAGTGGACATGCATGAGAAGTTCTTCGGCGCTGAGACGCCTGACTTGGAGGTGACGGCATGACTCAGAAGGAGAGTCGCTCACACCTCTACATGATCTGGTCAAGCATGAAGCGCCGTTGCGAGAACCCGAACATGCCGAACTGCAAGTATTACGGTGCGAAAGGCATCAAGGTTTGCGGAGAATGGCATTCATTCCCGAAATTCAAGGAATGGGCTAAAGCCAACGGTTATGTTGACGGACTCTCGTTAGATCGCATCGACAGCAGCAGGGACTACGAGCCCGATAACTGTCAGTGGATGACGCTCAGTGATAACGCCACCAAATCATTGGAACGAATAGTCACCGTCGATGGGGTGGAGGGGAATGTTCGAGCATGGGCCAAGTTGCTTGATTGCAGCCCCGGCAACATCTCCTATCACATTTACGGCAAAGGCGTTCCAGTTGAGGAGTTCATTAGACGCCGAGCAAGATACGGGAAAAACCAGAGAGTTGTTCGGAACCCATCTGAGAGGACCGTGAAAGCCATGAGGCGTTTGAACCGCAAACTGGTCGAGCTGACCGAATCGGTCGGAGCCTTGCAAGGCGAACTTGACTTCTCTGAAGAGCAGCGTCTTTCTAAGTCTCCTGTATTGGAGGTAACAGCATGAAGATGCAGCTTGACCTCAACGGCCCTTCCCCTCCCCTGATCATTCACGGGCTGAAAACGCTGATTGAAGATGGAGACGTCGAAACATTGGAAATCACCGGGGACGGCCTATCCAATGCAACCGCGATTGGGAAACTCCTGAACATCGACCCGTCGATACTGGCTTCCAGCCAAGACGTGCCGCTGGTTATCGACCTGGACCACGGGAACGCGGCGTATGCCACCTTCGGCTGTGTACGGTTCCTTGATAACCAGCGACTGCTGGACTGGCTGGACATGATTCAAACCGGGGCGTTCAGGAACGTACCGGATATTGAACCGTCCACGGAAGTCCTGCCCCGTCTACGCCCGACAGAATCAAACCAGTGAACGAGTTCCGCAGGTTCGTCGCCCTGAACTTGACCAGAATGGCCTCACCGTCCGGAATCGTCTGATGTGGTCCACCTTCCACCACGAGGAACGGCTTAGACACCCCATCGAACGATTTGACGGCTTCCACGGTGAGCTGCTTTCCGCTCACGTTGACCAACCGCCATTCGCGACGACCGACCAGCACGGGCCTACTCCAATACTCCATATTCACCTCCTCTCCGAAAGAGAACACCATGAACACATCAAATCGTAGCCCAGCAGCCAACGAGGCGAAGAATGAAGCCCCTGAGATTTACAGCGGAAAGGTAGGAGTGGAGATCGTACCGGACATGCGCAAGCTCAGGAGCTTCGCCAAGGACCTCATCGCCCTCGTGGACAGTTACTGGCCGGAGGAAACAGGTAGTCCCTTGGCCACGCAATCCAGGCAGACCGGCAACTGTGATTCGCCTACACCGGACATGTCCTCGACTTCGGCACCACAGTAATAGCAGCGATTGCCGTTCTGCTCCTTCACAGCACGAACGGCCATCTGTTTCAACCGGTCATCGAAGTCCTTATTGAACTTGACGAAAGCCATATTCACCTCCTCTCAATGAATCGAGACATTATGAACATTTCGAATCGTAGTCTGACCATCACGGAAACCGAGTAACCCATGTTTGGTTTCAACAAACGTTCCGAAGAGCCGGAAAACCTGTATGAAGAGCCACCCGTACCGGAGATCAAGCCATGCCCCATCTGCGGCAAGACCCCATCGGTCTACTGCGCCGGATGCTCAATGTTCGGAAGCGGTGCCAGCACCAGGTTCTGGAATTGCCGGTGCATCGACTGCGATTATCCCAAGCGTCCTTCCGGATTGAGCGTCAATTACTGTAATAAGGCCGACGTTGCCGACCATTGGAATGAGTTGGCGGACCGGTCTGAGAAAACACTGGACGCACCTCTTCCCGAATGCCCCATCTGCAATAAGCGTCCGACGCTTGTAGAGATCGTCGGCAAAGGAATGGTCTACGACTGCGGATGCGATTACGTGAGTATTTCAAGCCCCTCCCTCAACCCGATAGAAGTCAAGAAAGACTGGCTGAGAGAAGCCGCCCGCAGAGCGGACTACCTGAGAAGGCTTCGCTCCTGCACGGATGTGCTGTCAAGAAATTAACAAGTCTTGCCGCAGTGGGTCGTTTTTTATCCACCTATCGACTACAGGCAAATAAATACCATACTGCGATCTGCTGCGGCAACCATCGGCCGGAACCCTTCGGGGTGTCTGGACACGCACCATCGCCGCCACACCATAGGACTCGTCATCCATCTCTCAGAAACCAGAAACACGGTGGCGGCAAGGACGTTCTCGGTTCGAATCCGAGTCCGGCCACGAGGAAAGGACATGTCATGAACAGGAAAACGTATGGGGCGCACTGCTCCGGCTGGCAGCATTCCATGGACGAACGCCGCCACATGGTTGAGAACCTTATGCTGCTTGCCGTCATGACGGTGACGGTATGCGGGTTCCTTGTCCTCGCGTTCCAACCGTATGCGGGACCGTGGAGCATTCTGGCGGGCTTCTGCTGCTGTACCCCACTGACGTTCTCCCACCTCCTAAGCGAGTAGCCATAATGCTTCCGGCCGGGGTCTTTTTATTCCTTACCTTCCTCCCCGGCCGGTGGAGCCAAGCGCACGGTGGCCGTGGTCGTGAAGCGTTCCGATGTCATGGACTTCACGATCACACCCGGGTCCGACTCCCGGCTTGGCGCTCAGAAAAATTTAACCCCTTCGCGTCCTGCGTCGAAACCAGCAAAACAAGGGTTTCGGACGTGTCAGCACCGGCGTAGAAGGACAACCAAATAATCAAGCCCAGTGAAGGGAAACAATCATGGAACTCACCCCATTCGACCGTATGAGACTACTCAGCGAGGCGCGTGGACTATTGCCGCAGGACGAGCTTGAACGTCGGGCACGTCTGATTCTCGACGGTTCCGCCGCTCCTTCCAAGACATCGAAGGAACCCGACTTGCCTCGTCTCATCATCAGCGACTTCCTACGTTCGAAAGGATTCGAGCCGATGAAGAAAAACGCCCTCCATTTCGGCTCCCGTTTGGCCGAGAACTACAAGACGAAGTTCGGCGTCTACCCGCCGAAGCACGGGAAGACCTACATCTACTACGAGATCGACAGGCCTCTCATGGAGGAGACGTGGGCTCAGATTCAGACGGAGGACGCCGACTGATGGCATCTGATTTCAACTCCATCGCCAGAGCAATCCGTTATCTCGGTGATTGCGTCCGTTATCTCGCGGACAAGTATGTGGCTGTGAACGATCGCGTGTACTCGGATTGGAACGAGGCCTCGAAGGTCGTCGGTGACGTTGGCCGCGACCATGTGGCCGATTATGCGGAGGCGTCGCACAAGCAGGGCAAGTCGCGTACTTGGCGTCACAGTCACCTAATGGAGCGTGAAGAACAATTGTCCATGCAGTCGAGGGGTTCTCATGTTGACCCCGAATGACGTTGACGATTTTCCCGACTCGGTGGCCGACACCATCGAGGTTTTAGACAAGGAAGCACTCAAAGCAAGAAAGGAAAGGCAATGACCGTCGAGCAGATGACCGATGACGATTACTTCGCGTTTGACGCGGTGGACCAGACCGCGTTGAAGAAGTATCTGGTCAGCCCGTTGGCGTATTCGCAGTATCTGACCGGCGAGCATTCGTCCTCCCCCCAGTTCGAGTTCGGGAAGGCGGCTCACAGTCTCATATTGGGCAGTGGCCCCGAGGTGCTGGTGAAACCGAACCTACGCACCAAGGAAGGCAAAGCCAGGTATGCGGAGACATTGAAACTGCATGAGGGCGAGGATATCGTATGGCTTTCCCCTGATGATGTGGAGAAGGTCGAGGCCATGCGGGACATGGTTGGAGATTTCTTCACGAAGCTGGATGGTCAGCCGGAGGTGGCGATGATCGCCGCCGACCCTGATACCGGATTGTTGATTAAGGGCAAGGCGGACTGGTTGCCGTCCACTCCCGACCCGGATGGTGTGCTGCGTATCCGTGATTACAAGACCACGGTGAAGTCGCCGGACGAGTTCGAGCGTTCCTGCTGGCAGTACGGGTATCACATTCAGGCCGCGTTCTACATGCGTCTCTACCGGTTGACGATGCCCGAATATAAGGGGCCGTTGGGTTTCGAGTTCGTCGTGCAGGAGAAGAACCCGCCGTTCGACTGGATGCGTTACGAGATTCAGGAGGATTCGCCCATCATCACCGAACTGGCGGAACCGAAGATAAACCACGCCTTGCAGGGCATCAGATGGTTCCGTGACAACACGGAGGACCCGTTGGAGGCTATGAGGGCCTACGG